ATACCTCACAGGTAAACTTGCAGCGTTAAAACAAGAAGAACAGGAACTCACGGACCTGCTTAAGAAAACGGAGCTAGAAGATGACTAAACCAAAACTAATAGTACCAAAACATGTATGGGATGGTGCACAAGCGGAGAAAAAGAAAAATGAAGTAGAAAAAATACCACAACCTTCTGGTTGGAGAATGGTATTATTCCCACTAAAACTTCAAGGTAAAACAAAAGGTGGCGTATTGCTAACTGACGATACAGTTACAGAATCACAAGTGACAACAAATATTTGTAAGGTTCTTAAAATGGGGCCTGAGTGTTACAAAGACAAAGAAAAGTTTCCTAGTGGCCCTTGGTGTAAAGAGGGAGACTGGGTTCTCATCACAAGATATGCAGGATCTCGTATTCGTATTGATGGTGGTGAGCTAAGGATAATTAATGACGATGAAATACTGGCTGTTGTTGATGATCCTCGAGATATTTTGCCAGCTAACATAATGTAACGTGGAGGAGACCATGCAACCAACAGTGCAATCAGAGCAAGACAAGATGGTTCCGATAGATACCTCGGGCGATCCAGTCGAAATAGAAGTAAAAGAAGATGATAAGAAGGTAAATGAGAATTCTGAAGTAGAAGTACAACAGGATCAACCTACTGAAACAAAAAAAGAAGAGTTGGAAAATTATTCTGACTCTGTAAAAAGACGTATCGACAAATTGACACGCAAAATGCGTGAAGCAGAAAGACGCGAACAAGCTGCTATTGACTATGCAAAAAAAGTTCAAGAACAGCAAAAAGTTTTACAAGCACAAGTTCAACAACGTGACAATTTATATATTGACGAAACAGGAAAGAAACTTGATGCACAAGAAGAGTTTGCTAAAAGAGCGTTGCAAGCTGCTATTCAAGAAAACGATACCGAAAAGCAAGTAGAAGCTCAACAAGCTATATCAAAAATGGCTGTAGAAAGGCAAAATTTAGCTGTACAAAAGGCCGCTTTAGAGAATCAACCTAAGCAAGAGGAGCCTGCTCCTAACTTTGAACAACCTCAACAAGAGTATCCAACTCCAAGTGATAAAGCTAAAAATTGGGCAGACTCTAATCCTTGGTTTAATTCAGATAGAGCAATGACTTACACTGCGATGGAAATACATAAGGATTTAGTAAAAGAAGGATTTGACGTAGAGGGTGATGACTATTATAATGAGATCAACCAACGTATACGTTCGGAGTTTCCTCATAAATTTGAGGAGAATAAACCGAGGCAGAAAGTTGCCTCAGCTGTTAGAACATCGTCCACTGGACGCCGCACTGTGAAACTCACACCCTCACAGGTAGCTATTGCAAAAAAACTTGGTGTGCCACTTGAAGAGTACGCAAGACACGTGAAGGAGGCGTAAATGAGTACAGAAAAAATTAAGACTACCTCACGCAAGCTCGAAACCCGAGATAAACAAGCTCGACCGAGAGGATGGGTACCTCCGTCTAACTTGGATGCACCAGAGCCACCTGAAGGTTTTCACCACAGGTGGGTAAGAGCAGAGTTTCGTGGTCAACAAGACGAAAAAAACGTCATGGGTAGATTACGAAGCGGATACGAATTAGTTATGGCTAGTGAGTATCCAGACAGACTCGATTTACCTCACATAAGTGAGGGTAAATACAAAGGTGTCATTGGAGTTGGAGGTTTGCTATTGATGCGCTGTCCTGAAGAAGTCAAAGAAGATAGGGATGCCTACTTCCAAGGCAAGAGTCAGGACCAAACTAAATCAATAGAAAACGATTTACATAAGGAAGAGCACCCAAGCATGCCAATCCATCAGGAAAGGCAAAGTAGAGTAACTTTTGGG